CTGCGGCCGCTCGGTGATCGTAGGAAATCAGTGCATCGATATACTCCTTATTCTTAAGGTCGATTGTTTCGATTCTCCACTGCAGTTCGTGACCTGAACTATCCATAAATGAAATAGAAGAGTAGGCCTTGCCTTGATTGTCGGCACCGCTCAGATAGTCGCCTATCTTACGCAGTTCTAATCGCATATACTCTACAAGCAACGATTCACGGTATTCAGTACCGATGTTGATGCCATTATACTTAACCAAGTCCTGCTTCTTAGATGAGCGAACCTTATTCTCCTCGCATAACTTTACCAATTGATTACGCTTGCTTGACACCCACTCATTCGGAATGATGATGTGTATCTTCGCTGCAAGTGAGTTACGCAAGAAGGAGTTAATGTAGGAGGCGGTCTTGTTACTACCTTGAATATATGGACGTGCACCCTGATGGGTTTCGTTCACACCGTAGAACTCGTCGACTGATTTCTCTCTGTGGTGTGACACAGCAGCGAATAGATAGTTGTCAACTTCTGACAATGCGAACTTAGGGTATATCTTGTAATTGCCTAATCCGTATGTCCACCGTCCTACAGCTATGTTATTGAAGTCGCCATAATTAATCTGATCGTAGGCTACATCCTTACGAGTGGTAGCAAGACGGCAGTGCTTATTCTCCAAGGGTTCTAATCCAGCTACTGGCAACATACCAAAACGCTTACCACGTGAGAACCTCCACTTAACGAAGTAATCACCGAACCAGTAATAGTTCTTGATACAAGTCTTAGCGAACTCCTGTGCGGATGTTTCCATACCACGCTCTTGCCAAGAGTTCAACCATTCATCCCACGCAGGCAGTGCGGTGTACTCACGTCGCAGCTTACCTCCTTCTACTGTCTGCATATAGGCGCATGGTCCATTACCATAGAGCATCTTAATCTCCTTGCTATACAGGCGAGGCAGCAGGCGGTTCTGCTTTATCTCCATCGTTACCTCTTCACACAGTGCGTTGTTCATACCACGCATACACACTTGGTATCCATTCACACTCATCCACTGGTGTTCATGTAGGCAAGTCTGTCTACCCTGTGGTACGAGTAGCCCTGGGCTTGTCGACAACTCTCTTCCTTCTCCAATCTGAAAGGAGAAGGTATTGCCATCCATGACGTAGAGTCCAGCGTTGCCGTGCAGTTCAATACTATCTGTCATAACCAATTTATCTTATGTAGTTTATATCCGTCTTGTGGGAACCCCATGTATCTGATGAGTATGCGATAGCACATCTTAGGGTTTCCCTCTTGGTCCTCGAAGAGAAAGTAGTTCTCGGAATCGACCTTGAAGCACTCGTCTGGTAGTTGCGTGCGGTACTTGCAATGTTCCTTGACAACCATCTGCTCGCCTGCCATACCCTGTGAACGAGCGTAAGGAAAGAAGCAGATAGTGAAGTCACCTTGTGGTACTCTGCTTATCTCTCTTGCCCATTGCATTGCATCGATGCCGTTCAATTCAATTGTCTTCTCCATTACTTGCGAAATTACTGAAAATCGCTGTGGGAACAAAGGACGATTTTATCCCCTCCCTGTCATATTTCCCAACTTTTGGAACGTTGCACCTCTTTTCCTCAACTCAGCGGTGCGTGGTGATAAACGCCGTTTGCTTATTTTTGATTTTGATTTTCAAAACGTAAACCACTGAAACACAATAAAATAATATTTTGACCTATGCAAATAACCTTTATTTTTGCCCTATTTTGGACATTTTTTATATCAAATATTGGACATTATTAGGTGTTATATCGTGATGTTTTCAGGCAAATCATCAGGATAACTGCTTAATTCCTTCTTGATAAGGTCGGAATAAAGACCATATAAAAGGTAAATCATCGCACTTGGGAGCTGCGTTGTTAGTCCTGGTCTTCGCTTGAGTTCTTCCTTTTTCTCTGAAGCTTTGTCGAGTTCTATTCTGCCGTTGGTTTTCTTCAACGGACTAATCAAAATTGCACTGCAAAGGTTAGGGCATTCGTTCTCATCTATTCGCACCTTCGGAAGCAAAGGAAGTTTCTCACCAAAGAGCAACTGACAAAGACGGAACTGCTGCCAGTGGTAAATGGTCGGTGCACCGTCGTTGTAAAGGATAACTGAAAAGCCGTAACTCTCTAAGGCTGCCTTCATCGTCAGTGAGTCTGTAGTTATCTGCTCTAACTCCTCACGTGTCTTGTTTCCTGCACGGTCAGGATAAAGGTGTATTACCTTATTCACGGCATCCGTACCAAAGAATGAATATACCTGCTGCGCAAGGTTCTGCTGGTCGTCGGGTATGTAAGCCCAAAATTCCTTGATGATGTCAAAGCGACTACCATAGTCTTTTTTCTGTCCAACGATGAGCGATTGGAAGTTACCAGGGTCGTAACCAATGTAAAGCGGTTCACGCTTATCGTAGTGGCGAAGATAGCGAGCGGTCAGTGTGAAGTGGTCTTTGAGGTTCAGCTTCAGTATCTGGTCATAGATATAGCTATCCTTGAACTGGTGTCGCTCGTGGTCGTAGGTGGTAAAGAACTTGTTAGTTACTTCTTTGTGACGAATAGCACAGATAGCTGTTAAGAACTCATCCATATCCAGCGTGTCAAGCTGTGTTTTGAAGAACTTAGGACCGAGAATATCTTTATTGCAGAATGATGAAGCACGGATATAGTAGATTGCGTTCCTTCGCATATCCGCTAATCGTGGTTTCCATCGGGCAACAAAGGCGTTAAGGCGTTCATTTTCCAGTCTGATTTTCTCCATCGTGACAGGGTTCTTCGTATTGCGCAATTCTTGCTGGAGCATAAACTGCTTATAGAGCGACTGATTGATAGCGAGCGAAACACTGGCTATCTCCTCTATGAGCTGTCGGTCCATCTTGTTTTCGTATTCCTCAAACCAATCGTCCTCACCAAGGTCGACACGTGCGGTATCACTCACGCCAGTCACACCTTCATAGTAGGCAGAGCGACGGATGTCAGCAGGACCACCACGAAGTGAAGGGAAGAGTCGTGACTTGAGTTTCTCACCGCTGTTGTGCTTCATCTCCTCGACGAAAGCGTGGACAGCATTACGACCAGCGACACTCTCAGGCTGATCTGAAGATACTAACTGAAGGTGCGCACCATTGCGGAAGATGACCGAGTGCTTAGCGTAGGCAATAGGGTAGCGTGGTCGACGGAAGTGTGAGGGTAGCTTTGCTTCGCCCACCACATAGTCTATGCCATACTCCAACATTGCTCGCTGCTTACCATTCACGATGACAGGACGAGAGAATGAAGCCTGAATGTTAGGCCAGACGTTTGTCATCAGTGCAACATAAGTCTTATGCACAAGGAACGAGAGTTCACCAGGCATATCATTTGTTACACGGATAAGACGTGGAACGATAACGCCCTCCGTCTTACCCGTTGCACGAGCCCACTCTGCATAGAGCATATTCGGGTCGATGATGTTTGCTAACAGCTGAACACGATTCATATAGTAATGCTCGAAGTCAACTGTAGGCTGTTCGTTATTTATTATTTCATCAGTCATTTTGAATTTCCTCCACTATTTCAGCATCTTGAATATCAGCATCACGCAGCAGTCGCTTCTTCTCCTTCTGCTCGATAGGCAGCGAGTCGATAAGCGTAACATAAAAACCTTGATTGTGCTTCGCTGCAATGTCCTTGA